CCAGCCGCTTCGTGACCTGCTCAACACGGCCGCGCCCGCTGTGGCTTCTCCATGTGACCGGAGTGTCGGTGACATAGAGAACCATGTTCAGCGTTTCGGCGCCGTGGATGATTGCGTCGCTGACGGAGAAGCCGCTCTCAACGGCATACTCAGGAACGGTAGCCTCGTAGCCGTGCTCCTCGCTGATAAGCGCGTCGAACTCGATGCCTGCAATGGTGACAGGTCTTTTTGCTCTTGCCATCTACGTCACCTACCTTGCATACGCGAGGGCGCGGGCCATCTCGCCCGTAGAGTCGCCTGCGGCCTTATCCATCGCCGCTGCGGACTTCTGCTGGCCGGCACGGTCGCCCTCGAACTTGTTGTTGATGTTCACGTTCTGCACGACGCTCTTGCTGACGCTGTTGCTGCCCATAGCCGTCCGCGCCGTGGTGGGGCTGGCTACGTTGGCCTGCGCCATAATGGACATATCGCCCGTCAGAGCGCCGAGCGCATCGCGTACCTTGGCCTTGCCCGCGCTGATGCCCTTGGTCATCAGGTCGATCATGTCAGGCATATAGGTGTGGAAGTCACTCAACGGGCCTTCGTCCGGTTCGGAAAAGCCGAGGAAGCCCTTGATCTTGCTGGCGACGCCGGAGACTGCCTCTCCGACCTTACCGACCGCGCCCTTGATGCCCTCGACAATGTTGTTGATGATGTCAGCACCCCACTGCAGGGCCTGAGCAGGCAGGCTCTTGATCCAGTCGATAGCAGCGGTGAAGCCGGTCACGATGCTGTCCTTGATGTTTCCAATCGTGCCGGTGATGCCCGACAGGATATTCGTAAACGCCGTCGTGATGGCCGTCCAGATGTTGGTGGCGACACCGGATATGAACTCCCAGATCGTCGAGAACACCGTGGAGATGGTCTCCCAGACGGCGGAAACCGCACCGGACACCGTCTCTTTGATGCTGTTCCACACGCTGGAGAAGAACGTGCTGATGCCTTCCCAGATGCTCGTGAAGAAGTTCCCAATCGACGTGAAGATGTTGACGAAGAAATCCTTGATGGCCGTCCAAATGCGAATGGCAAAGGCTTTGATTTTATCCCAGTTCTTGTAGAGCAGGATGCCTACGGCAATCAGGGCCATAATCGCCAGAATCACAAGGCCGACAGGGCTGGACACGAACGAGATCACCGCCGAGACGCCTTTCACGACCGAAGTGACCGTTCGCACCACGGCGATGACGGTCTTGACGGCAGCTACGACGCCTATGATGACGGCGATGATTTTTGCGATGGCCTCGCCGACCTTCACCCACTTATCTGTGTCGATGTTGCCGTTCGCAATCTGGTCGGCAAGGTTTGCGAACTGCGGGGCGATTTTATCTATAATCTTGCCGATGGCCTCGAACACCGTCTTGATGACGCTCCAGATGCCTTGAAAAATCGGGATCGCCACATTTTTGATGCCCTTCCATACGGCGGTCAGAATGGTCTTGATGTTCTCCCAAATCTTGATGATGTTGGCGCGGAACTTATCCACGTCAACGCCCGCCCTTTCAAGCAGACTTCCGAGTAGGGAGTTGTTGCCCTGCATGAAGTTGATGAAATCCTCCACCAGCAGAGCAACAATGATGATTTCTGCCGCCATCAAAAGAGCTTCTTTGTTGACTCCCTTTAGCCCCTTGATGATGGCTGCCACACCACTTGTAATCTTGTCGAACTTGAACGCGAATAGTAGTGCGCCTGCCGCAATGGCCAGTAGTTTCAGCAGATTCCCAGATCCGCCGAGCTTGTCGTTGAGCCATACGACAGCATTTCGGACGCGGTTCATCACGCGCATGGCTGTATCGGAAAACTTCACCATCGCATTGGCGATAGTGTTCGTCACTCCAAGCGTACTGTCCATCTGCGTCAGCCAGAGTCCCCATTCGCTTCGGATGACGGTCAAGGCGTCTGTGATTCTGTACTGTACGCCTCCAAACTTTTGCTCAATGGTGTTGGCATTGTCTACGAACGCAGCCTTCAGATCTGCGACCGTCATAGTTCTGGACGATGCCATCTCTTCCAGTTTATCGGAGGTCGTGCCGAGCTTCTTGTTGAGCAGTTCTACCGCTTCGGGTGAACGCTCCAAAAGCTGGCTGATTGTTTCGCTGTCAACATAGCCCTTGGCGAAGGACTTGTTAATTGCCTCCATAAGGCCGGCAATATCTTCATTCGTCTTACCGGCGGACTTAAACAGCATTGTTGCCGCATTATTGAACTTGACCGCTTCGTCGATGTTGCCAAACAGCTCTGGGCTTTCGTGCACGAGGTCGGAAATCACTCCTGCAGTTTCCGCATAGCTGCTTCGCGTTTGCCGAGCAGACTCCATGATTTTCTTCTGAATCTCAGCTTGGTCTCCGAGCGCGGCGGTTGAGTTCTTGACCTGTTCATTGACGCGCCCGAACTCTTCCACGAGGGCGTTGATCTTGGTCAGGCTGAACCCGATGCCGATTGCGCCGAGAAGTTTCGTCGCGGTGCTCTTGATGTCAGAGATTGTTCCGTTGACTTTTTTTACGTCGCCTTCGCGTACTTTGAAGCCAACCTCGTTGATAAACTTCACAATCGTCATGAGCAATCGCCCTCCTTTCATGGCAGATTTTACCGCTCCGTGTTGACCGTACCGCTCAAAGCTGATAGAATATCACTCATAAGCCGCAAGGCTATAATTCAGAGAGGAGCACACGATCATGGCAAACACGGTTCTCGCCGGTGATTACAGCGGCCTGATTTCGTTCAAGGGCGACAAAAAAGGGCTTCTCATTACCGAGAACAAATTCTTCGGTGCGAAGAAGACCTTCATCAACAAGACTACCGTAGACCACTACGAGCTGGTCATGCAGGAGGGCAATTCCAGCATGGGCAGCGGCGTGGCTCGCGGCGCTGTTGGCGCAGCACTCTTTGGCGGAATTGGCGCCATCGCTGGAGCTAACTCCGCCAAAAAGAACAGCGATTATACTGTCTCAATCATCTTCAAAGACGGGACTAAGGCTTTGTGTTCTCTTGACGCCGACAACTACAAAGCCCTCGTCCGCATCATGTACTGAGGTGCAAATGGAAAAGCTCGCTCCCACGCGGAGCGGGCTTTTTATCTACCCATTTCGGCCTGCATCTCCTCGGCTTGGAACCGCTCGATGTCCCTGTCCATGCTATACAGCGCATACAGTTTCAGAGCTTCGTCGAGTGTGTAGGCTTCGTCCAACTCAGACTTCGTGGCGATACCCGCTTTGATAAGCGAGTACATTCTCAGCTCAAGCTCGCTGAAGCGTCCGAAGTCGAAGTCTCCCCATTTTCGGATGTCGGAGTCCCCTTCCGCAGCTTGTCGATAAGGCTGCCAGATTGGATTCCGACTCTCTTGAAAAAACCCTTGAAGTTCAGCTTGATAACTTCGTAGCACAGGATGAACATATCCTGCAGTTCGCCGCAGAACACCTCGTCGGCAAGGTCTTTATCCAGAATGACGGTGTTGCCGTCGGTGTCCTCGCCCTGAACGCTGATATTCTGCTGGTCGATCAGCAGGCGGCGCATCATGCGCTCGACCTTGTCACCGGAAATCGTAGAGAGTGCGCTACTGATGGCAGGCATAGCCTCCTCAATGTCCATATCCAGCGGGTTCGCTTCGGTGCCAGAGTCGTTGTCTCCTGTGTCGAGGCCGCCAAACAGCGGGGCGATGCCCGCCAGAATCGGGGACAGCAAGGCGGCCAGTTCACCGCTGATGTTCGCCGCCGCAAAGGCGCCGAACGGGCGGATATAGAACGTGTTCTCCCCGATGACCTTCTCAATCGTCTGCATTCTTCTCATAGTTCATAACCCCCTCGTTATGTACGGTAGAGGCCGCCCTTTACGGACGGCCTCTTTGCGTTGCTTACTCGGTCAACTCGCCAGAGCCGGTGTGCAGCTCCCACTCGCGGTTGTTGGACTCTTTGCCGAAGCCGCGGGATGCGGGCTTGGCGGGCCATGCCGCGTCGGAACTGAACACCATGCCGCCCTTCAGGTCTTTAATCAGGATCGGGAACATACCGTCGCCGGTCTGACGGTCCTGCTTGAAGCGGTTCTGCAGGAAGCTGTTCGTCTCGGAGGTCTGCAGCACGGTCAGCTTCACGATGTAGGTATCATCGGGGCTGATGCTGCGGACGATCTCGCCGTCGCAACCGACCTTCTTTGTGACGCCGTCGCCGTTCGGGTCGATGGTGATAAAGCTGTCGTCGGCGTAGCCGGCAACAATGTGGTTGCCGAGCGCAATCGTGACTTCCTTCGGGTTGTAGGTCTTGATCTTACCCATCTCTCAGTTCCTCCTTCCTTACAGTTCGTAGGTCAGGCTGCCCTTGAGCTCGGCGAAGTGGATCGCGCCGGCCAGTCTGGCCTTGAACTTGCACTTCGTCAGTTTGCGGGATGCCTTCTCGGACGCGGACAGGCTGGCAGCCAGAGGAACGGACGTGACGTAGCCGGGAATCTCGGTGCCATCCTCGTCGAACTCACTCTCGGCGATGCCGCCGGCGTCCTGACCGGATTTCAGCGAGGCAATCATCTGGTTCTGCACCAGAGAGATACCTGCATCGGTGTACGGCACCTTCGGGCGGGTGACGAACAGATTGACAACACGAAGCTGCATATCGTTCTTCAACCAGTCGCGGAACCGGATGATGTCCGCCCACTCGTTGCCGATGACCTTGCCGTTCATGCTCAGGTTCTTGCTTCCGACCGTGATGAAGTAGTTCAGGCTCTTGTCGGCCAGAGCCTTCATCTCCGTGCTGGTCAGCTTGGACGGGTACACAGACGCAAGCTGCTTGAAGGCGGTCGTCTCGCTACCGGACTCGTAGTTCAGCCACTTCGCAACGAACGCCACGTTGATGTAGCGGTTCGCGGGCGGGATGTCCTCGTCGGCCTGATCCGTAGTCTCGCGGCCGTAGACGCCCAGAGTGCGGAAGTAGACGTTGCCTACGGACGGCTGTACCAGATCCTCGCCGTCCTCGCGGACGGTGCCGGGGGCTGCGAAGCAATCCAGCTCCGTGTAGCAGAAGAGTTTCTCCTGCGTTTCCATGTAGGCGGCGATCTCCTCGTACTTGGCGGGGTCAACGCCTGCGGTGCAGAGCACGTACCAACCGGAGGTAACCAGAGCGCGGGCGATGGTGGTCGCCGGGGTCTCCAGTTCGGTGTCCGGGGTGTTGGCAGGCTCATTGTCCTCGACGGCCTGCGTGGCAGGTGCGTCGGGGTCGGGGTACGAAATAGCCACGGTGTAGAGCACCGCAGTACCACCAGCCTTGTTCACCTCGACGGTGAACTGTTCCTCGTCGCCCTTATCCATCTTCTTCAGGCGGCTCCACACAGGGCAAGCCTTGAAGCTGGCACCGTCGGTAATGACGGTGTCCTCGATGGTCGCGGTATAGCCGTCGGCGATCAGCGCCGCCAGCATATCGAAAAGGCCGGTGTTCTTGACGCCGGTGATTGGGCCGTCCAGAACCATGCTCAGCTTGCGGGCAGACTCCTTGAAGGAGATGGCGCAGCCGGTAAGGCCCTCTTTCTTGCCCGCATACTGCGCGACCGCAGCATTGGCGTCCTTGATGGTCTGGCCGGCCACAACAGCGCCTTCGGAGAGCTGCTGAACAGCGATATACACCGCCGTCGGGCGAGGACTCTGAGCGAAGGCCACGCTTGCGGCAAGGCCGACGGGGTCGGCATCCGCGCCGCTTGTGACGAAGCCGGCGTCTTCCACTTCGCTGATGTCAGAGTAAACCCCAACGCGGGCCGGGGACTTGGCGCCAGTCTTCGGCGCAGGACCCATAATCAGCAGATTGTCGAAGCTGGTATCATCCACAATCGGGGTTGCGATGTCGATGTCCACCGTGGCAATCATGTCGTAGTTCTTACTCATTGCCTGTTTCCTCCTTTATCTCAACTTCGGTGAAGTAGCCGGTTTCTTCCTTCGCCAGCTCTTCGGTTCCGCCACCGCTGGCGGACGGCTCGAATGTCGGAACGATGATAGGCTCCTCCTCGTCGCCCCAAGGCCCAGACTTGCTATCAGTCTCAGGCGGCTCGGTAGGCGCGTAGGTCGGCTCCTGCGTTTCCGGGTCTTTCTCGCCTGTGGGGTACTGCAGGCTGCTTTCCAGCAGCGCCGTGGAAGCCCCCACTGCCTTTTGGGTAAAATAAAACTGAACAGTCAGGCGCGAACGGAACTCGTAGCTCGTATCGTTCACAACACCTGTCAGGTTCAGCACATCGCCGTCAATCAGGATGCTCACATCGTTCTGATGGCTCCATTGGACGGTATGCTCGGAATTGAGGAAGTCGGCAAAGGACAGCATATCGTCCACCGCGTTATCCTCGTATGCCACGACCTTCCCTGATACTTCATCGACGACCGGCGAACCGTTCGTGAACAGATCCACCGTGATCGAGAAGCGGGAGAGGTAATGCCCGACGACCTCGCCATCTACGAATGTGTAGTTCGGAGCCTGCGGGCGGTGGACGTTGCCGGGGGTCAGCACCACAAGCGGCTCTTTTTGCTTGGCCGTGCGGCTCTGATTGGCGAATACGACGTTGGCGCCGCCGAAATACTGCTGGGTCAGAGCGCGGAACAGCTCCTTGGCCTGCCCTACTCTCATGGCGTATCACCTCCGTCGGTCGGCTTTGCGAGCGACAAGAAGCCCTCCTCGTCAATCACCAGCCCGGAATCGTCCTTGATGCGCACCACGCCGACGGTGTCTGCGGACGCAATGGGGAAATTCGTAATGGGCGGGATCTCCTGCTGGGTCTTCCCCGCTGTTGCTGGGTCATCCTGCGGCGGGTCTTCGATGTCCGAAGCCCGTGCGCCGTCTGTCGGCACGAGGCAAAACTGATAGTTCAAGTGCGACAGCACCGTATGATCCCACGGCTGGGCGGCGGTACACTCGTACCAGTCGCCCATGTAGTACAACAGGTCGCCCTTGATGCCGGTAGCTTCGCTGGCCGGTATCAGCACATCGGTTCCGTGGCCTTCCAGATGCTTCATCTTGCGTTCGCCCTCAGGCAGCGCAAGCATCGCATCCGAACCCATCGGGTGGATATGCAGACTGGCAACAAAGTCCTCGTGGTCTGCGGTGATGTAACCGCGAATGTTCTGCGGCTCTTTGAACCGGCGTACCCAGTATTTCTTGTTGAACAGCGTAATGTTCACGGTCAATCACCTCGTTCCTTGATGACGAAGTCAACCGACTGCCTCATGTGGCCGGTGTCTATCAACGGCTGCTCGGACTTTTTCTTCTTGATGGTGGATGGCTTATTCGCCACGAAACCGCCATCGACGATCTCCTGCTGCACAAGGCCCTTGCAGAAGACGCCCAAATCCTTGAGGGCCTTTTCGGTCGTGCCGCCCTCGGCCAGCGTCTTGTTGACCTGCTCACAGGCCGCTTTCAGTTCGGGCTCGTGGTTCTCGAAGCTCTGTCGCATGAACGGTCTGGCTGGGCTGTCAGAGGTGCCGAGTTCGTTGTACGCGGCCACGTCCGCAAGGGATGTGCCGTCTTCGTAGGTCTGGCCCTCTTGGAACCCGACCTGCACTTCAAGCCGGGAGAGCTTCTGCAGTTGCTCGAAATACCTTCTGCCCTCAGGCGTCAGGTCTGAAATGCTCAACGCCATTACGGTTCCTCCCTGTCAACAGAGAGAGTCCCGTCCGGTTCCAGCTTCAAGCCAGAGCCGGGGCGTACCTTGATGCCGCCGAGGACGGCGTCAGAGGCGACAGGCACGATACACGGATTGTTCTTCCCTTTGCCGCCAGAGCTGTCAAGCTCACCGCTGCAATGGATTGGGACAATAACCATCCGTCGGAGTTGGAGAAATTGAACGCCGTAAGCGGTCAAACCGAGTTCGGCATCCGTTGCGAGGTTGGAACTCTGATTCGCCCCGAAGCTGATGCTACTCCCGCCCTCGGACACGCTTCCAACAGCGAAACCGATGCCGATAGCGCCCATATCTCCGAGCGGATTCTCGCCATACCCGGCCATCTTCAGCTTGTGGCAGACGAGATAGGCAATCGCCTGTTCATACAGCTTCCCGAACTGCTTGCGGCTCACCATAGGGCGAACCATCTCCACCCAAAGGTGAAGCTCCGCGTCGGTCAGGGAGATGAACTCTTTCCCGATCAGTCGGATGTACTGGATGGCCTTCATGGCGCTCACTCCTTACTTGTTCTCGTCGGCAGCCTTTGCGGCAGCGGCCTTCTTGGCGGCGTCAGCCTTGGCCTTATCCTCTGCGGCCTTCTTGGCAGCAGCTTCCGCCTCAGCCTTGGCCTTCGCGTCAGCTTCGGCCTTTGCCTTGGCTTCTGCCTCGGCCTTCACCTTGGCATCCTCTTCCAGCTTTCTCGCAGCAGCCTCTTCGACAGCCTTCTGGAAGGCGGCCTCGCTCTCGTCGGTCTCCAGCAAGCCCTTGGCGATGAACGCCTGAATGGCGGGCAGCTTGAGGGTGGCCTCGTTGATGTCCATAGACGCATCGGGCATGAGGATCGTCGTGCCGATGTTGATAATCTTGGAGCCCTTATTTCTGATCTTCATGATGAACCTCCTGTTATTCGTGGGCTGCCGCAGGGTGGCTCCTCGACAGCCTGACGTTATTCTCGATTGACGCAAATGTTATGGGGAGATTGCCGCGTGGCAACCTCCCCACAAAAATTTTCCCCTCTTAGGACACGCCGACCGCGATCAGAGCGGACAGCGGGTAGTAGACGATGACGCCAGCGGTGCGGGCCTCGCAGAGAATGATAGTCTCCAGCTTCTCGACCTGCAGGGGGTACTGGTAGAACGGCATCGGGTTCTCCAGAGTCAGCTTGCGGGGGTCGTTCTTGAAAAGGAACGCCACGCCCTGGGGGTTGCCGCTGGTCGCGTAGGGGTTGGTCTCGGGAGAGTCGGCATCCAGCTCAGCGGTAGACACGACGTTCTTGATGTACGGAGCGTGCTCCTGAATGAACGCCAGAACCGTAGTGCTGGTGTCGGGAATGCGGCGGGTGGAGATGTCCATGAACACGTCAGCGGGGACACACAGGGTATCGGGGCGCTCGACGTTCTTGGTGATCTTCGCAACCTGCTTCGCCATGCCGTTCACGTCGGCGAGGATCTCGTCGGCGGACTTGTCGGCCCACTTGGTCTTGCCGCTGGCATTGGCGCCGATGGTGTAGAGAGGAATATTCTGGCCGTCGGACAGAACGCCCATCAGGCCGCTTTCCTCGTCGCCGCACCATGCGATCTTGTTGGTCAGGGCGTCGATCTGGTAACGAGCGGACTCACCCTTGCGGGCGTCCAGAGACTTGCCAGCCAGACGAGAAGCCCGCATCTCCTGAGCGGAGTAGCCGTAGCTGTCGCCAATGGACTTGATCTTGGCGAAGCTGGGCTTGCCGGTCACGTCCGCACGGGGCAGGTCGGTGGAGTAGTTGTCGATAATCTTCGCCAGACCGGTCTTGTCGTAGGTGTAGTAGGTGATGGTCTCCGCGCCGGGGTCGGCCTCGGAGCTCTGCGGGAACAGGTGCAGGGCCGTCAGTTCGGGGTACTCGACGTCGTAGGACTGAGCCTTGACGTGGTCGAGTTCACGGGCGAAAAAGACGGAAGCATCCTCGGCACTATCGAAGCGAGTGCCCTCGGAAGCCATGATAGCCTTGGGGATCTTGGAGCCCCGCAGGGTCATGGCCTCGTCGCTATCATAGTTCATGTGCTTTTTGGTAGCCATAATTCACGTTCCTCCTTTTCTTACGCCTGAGCCTGATTGAACAGCTCAATCGGGGCAATCTGGGCGTTGGTATCGACGCCGCCGACAAAGCGGGCCTTGACGGCGATGGTGGCGGGGTCGCCCTGATGGCCTTCGCCAGAAGCAGGGGTGCCAGCCTCGTTGGTGAAGCAGCCAGCCTCTTCACCCTCGGTAATCAGGTAAACGCTGTCACCGTAGGCAGGCTCGACGCCCTCAGCCACGCGGCCGTAAATCTTGCCGTAGCGCATGACGCCAACGGCAGCACCCTTACGAACGGCGAGCTTGCCCTCCAGATCGTACTCGGTGGTGCGGTTGTTGGTGGTGATGCCCTCGAACTTGGCGGCGGTAGCGGCCTTCTTGGGCAGGGCGATATTGACACCGGGCTTGCTGCCCTGAACGACGCCCGCGCCGAACTTCAGGACGCCGTTCTCCTCTTCATTGAGGAAAGTGTCGATCTGGTGCGGCGCGACATCAACGATACCGCCAGCCGCGCCAATAGGGGTGGAATAGCCGTACTTGGTCTGAGCACTCATGTTACTTTTCCTCCTTTGCTCTATTCTGGCGACGCTCGATCATCTTCTGACGGGCGGAATCAGCAGAACCGACGCCGTTGCTGACAGGGGTGCGAGAGTCGCGGTTGAACATCTGCTTCTTCTGGTAGCCGACGTCCTTCTTGGAGCGGGACTCGACATCGGCGACGGCGTACTCGAACGCAG